GATACTCCTTTTGAAGAATGGCCAGAACCTATGGCAGTTCACGATGCACAACCTTGGGATTGTTCCTCACACCATCATGCTGTTTACGTATTAGATAGGGCAACACCTTGTCCTTGGATGGCAAAGATTGATGGTAATTTTTACCCAGCTAAATACTTGTTCACAGTAGATTACGCTGAAAATGAGATAGCTGATGATCCTGCCCAACATAAACAAAGTCATGTTTTGGAGCTATTAGACGCAGGAGAATGGACAGGTAATATTGTAGCGTTACCAAATAATCGTGTGAGAGTTACACATCCAGCTTGGTTTGAGACTGGATCAGGCGCACCTGATTTTAAACCATCTGCACATATACATTATTCAAAGTCTGATTTAGACTATACGTTGGATGTAAACAGAATTTTTGATAATCTATATGCAGAGGACGAGTAATGGCACTTTCAGGCAGTACAGATTTTGAACCTAACGTAACCGAGTTTGTTGAAGAAGCTTTTGAGCGTTGTGGTATCGAACTAAGAACAGGATACGATCTTAAAACAGCAAAAAGATCTATTAATCTCATGTTGGCAGAATGGGCCAACAGAGGTTTAAATCAATGGACAATAGAACAAGCAACGCAAACTGTAACAGAAGGCACTTCTAGTTATTCTTTGAATTCTAATGTAATTGATATATTAGATATGTCGTTGCGTAGAACAGTTAATAGTGAAACAACTGATACAAGTATGAGCAGAATCAGTCGCTCTGAATATTTGAATATACCAACTAAAGATACAAAAAGCCGACCTTCGCAGTTCTTTTTTGACAAGTTAACTACACCCGTAATAAAAATATGGCCAAGCCCTGAAAACTCTACGGATATATTAGTTTTTAACAAAATAGTCAGAATGGATGATGCTGATACAGCTATCAATACGTTAGATATGCCATTTAGGTTCTATCCTTGTTTTGCTGCTGGACTGGCTTACTACATATCAATAAAGAGGGCGCCTGATCGTATGCAAATGCTAAAGGCTGCTTACGAAGAAGAATTTAGACGTGCAGCCGACCAAGACGAAGACAGAGCATCATTTCGTATAAAACCATCTATGAGGAGTAGTTATTAGTGGCTTACGCTACTGGAAAGTTTGCGCGTGGACTTTGTGATCGTTGTGGTTTTGAATACAAACTGCACGAACTCAAAGAAGAATGGAACAATTTAAAAGTCTGTAGCGAATGTTTTGAACCGAAAGCGCCACAAATTGACCCAAGACCAGTAATCACAGACCCAGAAGCAGTTTACAACCCAAGACCCAACAATGATAAAGAAGTTGGTGAGGGATTTGTGGTTGTATCAGATGCAAACAATTTTACCGCTACAAGCATAAATTCTTTGTCTATGAACCCATCCATCTTGGGTACAAATTTCACCACCCCTGAAATGACAGGAAGTGTGGGAACAGTTACAATCACAACATGACTTATACTGAATTATATACTTTGATACAAAACTTTCTGGATAACAATGAAAGTACGTTCAATACGACAATACCTGATTTTGTAAAAAATGCAGAAGATCGTATATTTAATTTAGTACAAGAAGATTTCTTTAGGAAAAATGTGACAGGTAGTTTGACAACGGGAAACCGTTTCTTGACTTGTCCTACAGATTTTATTCTGAGTTTTTCGTTAGCAGTAATTGATAGTTCAAGCGACTATCATTTTCTGGAAAAGAAACACCCCAGTTTTATGCAGGAATATACTCCTGATATAACTGATACCAGTCTGAGAGGACTGCCTAAATACTACGCTGACTTTGATAAGGAATACAGCACTTCTGGAAGTTCTGGAACAACCATCACCGTCGCGCCATTACCAGATGCAAACTACTCAGTAGAATTGCATTATTTATATAGACCAACAAGTTTGGTTTCAGATACAGGCGGCACCTGGCTTTCCGTTAATGCCAGAGACGCTCTGCTTTATGGCTCGTTAGTCGAGGGCTATACTTTTATGAAGGGTGAACCAGATTTACTCGCAACTTACGAAAATAGATTCCAACAAGAAATTGCTAGATTGAAAAATAGAGCAGAAGCCAGAGGAAGACGCGACGAATATCGCTATGACTCACTTCGCTCAAATGTAAGTTAAAAGGAGAAAGTATGAAGCCTATCAAGAAACTTGAGGGCAAGACTGTAGCCATCGTAGGGATGGGACGTAGTTGGTTTGACTACAATCTTGCCAAATCACACGGAGTACATTTTGACGAAGTCTGGGCAATAAACGCCGTAGCAGACGTCATATTCCATGATCGTATTTTTATGATGGATCCAGCCAGTCGTTTTTTTGACAGCGACGATGCGGGTGGTCAAACAGATTCCATGATCAAAATACTAAAAACGCATGAAGGACCCATATATACATGCGAGCTAGATGAAAGGGCAAAAGGACTTGTATTGTACCCTATAGAAGAAGTGGTCAGAGAGTTAAACTGTTACTACCTCAATAATACAGTTGCCTACGCAATAGCTTTTGCGTTATGGAACAAAGTAGGCTGTATAAAGATGTTTGGTGTAGATTTTACTTATACAGGAAATTTATATTTTGCAGAGTCAGGCAGGGGTTGTGTTGAGTATTGGTTATCTAAATGTCAAGGCGCAGGCATACAAGTAGAAGTTGCCAACTCTTCAACTTTGTTAGATACATCTATACCTGTAGAAGATAAATTGTACGGTTATCATCGCCTAGATGATCCAAAAATTATTGTTCACGATCAAGAAAACAAATTAAGAGTCTTTGACAAAAGCCAAGTAGAACAAAAAGAAGTAGAGCAAAAACCTATGCTTATGGATAGGTACGATACACATCTAAAAGAGTCAAAAGCAGGAGATCCAAAAGTATGGTAGATGAAATTACTCCAGGCGCGTTGCCAAGTTTAGGTGTTATAGAAGCGCAAACCACTAATTTCGGAGGACACCCTCCTGAGTTTTGGGCAGATCGTTTGACTGAGAAAATAGTAGGAGTATCTGAGGATAACGAACCTCACGTTAAAGAACAAGCTAAAGCCTATAAAGAAGCAATTAGACAGGTGTGTTTAATTTATATAAAAAATGCTATAAAATCCTATAAGGCTACCTTGATTCAAGAGCTAATTAAGGCTGGAGAAGAAGATGTAGCTAAAATTGTAAAAAGGATATAAATATGGCTATAACATCAACTTTAACTACAAGTTTTAAGAAACAACTTCTTGAAGGTACGCACAATTTCAAAAACAGCGGCGGAGGTACTTTTAAACTGGCTTTATACACCAGTTCTGCTACTTTAGGTGCAACCACTACGGCTTTTACTACAACAGGGCAAGCTAGTGGTACCAATTACACATCTGGAGGAGCTAACCTAACTAGAGTGGATCCTACTTCAAGCGGCACTACAGGATTTACTGATTTTGCTGATTTGACGTTTGGAACAGCTACGATTACTGCTAGGGGTTGTATGATTTATAACTCTTCTGCAACCAACGCTTCAGTAGCTACTATTGATTTTGGTGGAGATAAAACATCTACCGCTGGAGACTTTACGGTAGTTTTTCCTGCGGCAGCAGCAAGTACAGCTATCATTAGAATAGCTTAGTAGCCTATGGCTGATATAACGGGCTGGGGTCGTGGAACCTGGGGTTCCGATACGTGGGGCGAACCCAATCCTGTCACGCTTACAGCGCCGAGTGCAGCAACGTCTGCTTTAGGCACTGTAACTCTTAAATGCGATAACAACATTACTGTTTCAGGCCAAGCAGGGACTGGAGCAGTAGGCACACCTACTTTTGATTGTGAAGCAAACGTAACACCTGCTGGACAATCAGCAACCAGCGCACTAGGATCTGTAACAACAGATGCTGAAGCTAATGTCACACCATCTGGGCAATCTGCTACAAGCGCTTTAGGTACACCATCTATAGATGCAGAGGCTAATGTAACACCTACTGGACAATCAGCTACTGGAGCCGTATCAGGAGTTGGAGTAAATGGTCAAGCAGTAGCTACTCTACCAACCGCTGTAGGCACACTAGGATCTGTATCAGTTGATGTAGATGGAGAGGCAAATGTACCTGTATCTGGTCTTTCCGCTACTAGCGCACTAGGTACCGTTACCATACATCATAACGCAAGATTTGATATTGATGGCGTCTCGTCTACTGGATCGGTTGGATCGGTAACGGTTGTAGCAAAAGCTGGAATATCAATAACAGGTGTATCAGCTACAGGGGAATTAGGAGAACCCTTTGTCTGGAGCCTTATAGATGAATCTCAAACTCCTAACTTTAGTGAAATAGATGAAGATCAAACGCCTAGTTTTACAACCATAGATGATAGCCAGACTCCTAATTGGGAAGATGTTGCTTAACTATGCAGAAGAAAGGTAATATAATCAATTGAACGGAGAAATAAATGGCCACTTATGTAAATAATTTAAGACTAAAAGAAATCGCTACTGGTGATGAGTCAGGAACTTGGGGAACAAGTACAAATACCAACTTGGAGTTGATTGGTGAAGCTCTTGGTTATAATACGCAAGACTGTTTTAGTTCTGACGCAGATGCTACTACAACAGTCGCAGACGGATCTACTGATCCAGCTAGAGCCTTCTATTTTAAGGTTACTTCATCAGCTACTTTAAGTGCTACGAGAACACTTACTATTGCCCCTAATACTGTATCCAGGGTGATGGTTATTGAGAACGCAACTACAGGTTCGCAATCCATCAACATTTCTCAAGGTTCAGGTGCTAACGTAACAATAACTACAGGGCAAGTTAGAGTTGTATACCTAGATGGTGCTGGCTCTGGTGCTGCGGTTGTAGATTCATTTACAGATTTAGGTTTAGCAGGAACTACTACAGCTGCTGCATTAAATGTAACAGGAAACTTTGATGTAGACGGAACAAGTACGTTTGATGGTATAACAAACGCTGGTAATTTTGAAACAGACGGCGGAACAATCAAACTAGACGGAAACTATCCAACAGGCACAGGAAACGTAGCTTTAGGTGATACTGCACTTGATAGCGTACAAACAGGCGGTGACTATAATGTTGCAATTGGAAATAATGCAGGCACAGCTATAACGACAGGTGATAGAAACGTAGTTATCGGAGCAAGTGCAGGTGATGCAATAACAACTTCAACTAAGAATATTGCTGTAGGAACTTCTTCACTTACAACAAACACTACAGGTGATAACAACGTAGCAATCTCCTC